CACGTGAGGGTTGATATATTTTAAGGCGATAAGGCGAAGCTGGTCTCTTCGGATTGATGTCCGGTCAAAATCTTGAGGGATCCACCTCTTCCCATTCCGAACAGAGAAGTTAAGCCTCGTCACGCCGATGGTACTGCGTAACAGTGGAAGAGTAGGTAGCCGCCGTCTTGAAGAAGGCGATAGCCGATGGAGAGGAGTCAGTCCGTAAGGGGTGACTCCTTTTTCTGTTTTTATTTATTCGATTCTGATTGGATAAATAAAATAAGATGTATATATTCGCTCCCTATAACTTAATAATGTGTTGTATGGTTAAGAAGTGGATATTCCCTTTATTGATTGGGGTTTGTTTAATCAATACGTCTATGGCACAAGAAAATCCGATTTTATTATTCCCAAAAGGGGCGCCGGGAGAAACTATTAAATTAATAGAGAAAGCTGATACGGATGGTGGAAAAACCGGTGGTGAGAGTGTTTTGCGTATTACGAATGTGAGTGAGCCAACGATTACTATATATCATGCTCCGGATGAAGTGGCCTCGGGTGCCGCTATGATTGTCTGTCCCGGTGGTGGTTACAATATTTTAGCTTATGATTTGGAAGGTGATGAAGTCTGTGAATGGCTTAATAATCTTGGAATAACTGCGGTCTTACTTAAATACCGGGTTCCAAGACGGGAAGGACTGGAAAAACACGAAGTTCCTTTGCAAGATGTACAGCGTGCGATTGGTTATGTTCGAGCGAACGCTGAGAACTTGAATATAGATCCAAAGCGAATCGGTGTGATGGGATTCTCGGCTGGTGGCCATTTAGCTGCCATGGTTAGCAATAATTTTTTGAAACGTACTTATCCGGCTATTGATGCTACGGATAAAGTAAGTTGTCGTCCGGACTATTGTTTATTGGTTTATCCTGCTTATTTAGATGGAGAGAATTTCCAATTGGCACCAGAGTTAAAGGTTTCATCTGCCACACCTCCAACCATGTTAATTCAAGCGGAAGATGATAAATCTTATATCAACAGTAGTATTTTCTATTATTATGCCTTAAAGGAAGCTGGTGTTCCGGCATGGATGCATTTATATAGTCAAGGTGGCCATGGATATGGGTTACGAGATACGGGAGCGTCTGTAAATGAATGGCCGGATCGGGCTGAAGATTGGTTTCGTGAGATCGGTCTGATCGAATAGAACTCCAGATATCTTTTCTGGAGACTTGCGGAGTAGATTCTTAAATCGATTGCGCAATTTATTTATTACTAGTTTATTATTGATGGTAAACGTAGTAAAAGCGTAGTCCGGGAAAGCGTGTTCTATAGCATATCGTATCTTTGAAGTAGTGAGTTTATTGCTGTTCTCTGTTATTCGGGCTTTTTTTGAAGTAAAAAAGCTAAGTTATGAAATTCCTTAAAAGTTCAGTTTTATTTATTTCAATGGCATGTATAGTGCCTGTTTGTTCGATAGCGAGAGAAAAAAGTGAGAGAATCACAAGAGCTGAGATTGAACAGAAAAGTGCGGATGAATTTATAAATGGTCTGATGAGTCGAATGACCGTTGATGAGAAAATCGGTCAATTGAATCTTCCTAGTTATGGAAACGTAATGCCAAATCCTAAAAAGAGTGAGATAGCCAGTCGTATTGTACGAGGAGAGGTTGGTGGTATATTTAATATATTCGGTGTCGATGCGATCCGGCAGTTACAAGAAGTTGCGGTTAAAGAAAGTCGATTGGGGATTCCTATAATTGTTGGCGCTGATATTTGTAATGGTTATAAAACCGTTTTTCCCATTCCTCTAGGTCTTTCGTGTAGTTGGAAACCGGAGAATATAGAAGAGGTCGCTCGAATTTCCGCAAAGGAAGTTGGTGCTGATGGTATCTGTTGGACATATAGCCCGATGGTCGATATATCTCATGATGCCCGGTGGGGACGAGTAAAGGAAGGAGCGGGCGAGGATCCGTTTCTTGGAGGTATAATGGCTCAAGCATGGGTGCGTGGTTATCAAGGCAATGATTTATCGGCTGATACGACTCTTATGGCATGTGTAAAGCATTATGCGCTTTATGGAGCGGCCGAGGCTGGCCGGGATTATAATACGGTAGATATGAGCCGTGTGACTGCCATGAATTATTACATGCGTCCTTATCAAGCTGCTGTAGAAGCAGGAGTAGGAAGTATCATGACTTCATTCAACGAATTTGAAAGTATCCCCGCGACCGGAAATACTTGGCTTCTTAATGACGTATTGCGTAAACAATGGGGATTTAACGGCTTTGTCGTGTCTGATTTTACGGCAATAGCGGAGATGGTAAACCATGGAATAGGTAATAGTCAGGAAGTCGGAGTCAAGGCGCTAAAGGCGGGTGTCGATATGGATATGATAGCGGACTGTTATCATGCCGTATTAAAGAAATCATTGGAAGAAGGGAAAATAACAGAGGCTGAGATTGACTCTGCTTGCCGGAGAATACTAATCGCAAAATATCAATTGGGATTGTTCCATGATCCATATAAATATTGTAATCCGAAAAGAGCCGCCAAAGAGTTCTTGTCGGTAAATAATGTATCTGCGGCCCGTCGTATTGCGGCGGAGTCTTTCGTGTTACTTAAAAATGATAATAATCTGCTTCCACTTAAAGGATGTCGTAAGGTCGCTGTAGTCGGTCCTTTAGCGGATAGCAAGGCGAATATGGCTGGATCGTGGAAATATGATGAGCAGACTAAATCTTATCATGGATTGGTAGAGGATTTACAGGAATCTTTGGGAAATGGAGTAGAGGTTGTTTTTGCAAAAGGCAGCAATCTAGTCGATGATCCCGTTTATGAAGCGAACTTTACGGATCAAAATCGTTCAACCCGGGATGATAGAAGCGATGAACAATTAATCGCCGAGGCCCTAAAAGTGGTGGAAGGCGCTGATGTGATTATCGCTGCTTTGGGTGAATCGATAGATATGAGTGGAGAAGGCGCTAGTAGAGCCATCCTTGAAATGCCGCAAACGCAGAAAAAATTACTGGATGCTATCCAAAAGACAGGAAAGCCGATCGTAATGGTACTTTTTACCGGAAGACCTTTGGTATTACAATCCGAGGAAAAGCAGGTGAATGCGATCTTGAACGTATGGTTCGGTGGTACGGAAGCAGGAGCGGCTATTGCCGATGTCTTGACCGGAAAGGTTTCTCCGACAGGGAAGTTAACCATGTCTTTTCCTCGTGTAACAGGCCAATGTCCGATCTATTATAATCATAAGATGACAGGACGCCCTATGTCTCCCGATGCTTGGTACACTCGTTATGTCTCCAATTATATAGATGTGTTGAATGAGCCTCTTTATCCATTTGGTTACGGCTTGAGCTATACGACTTATACGTATGGCGATGTATCTTTGAATATGAATTCTATGGATGCAAATGGAAAAATTCAAGCATCCGTGATTGTTACCAATACCGGGGCTCAGGATGGAGAGGAAATCGTACAGCTTTATTTACGTGATATCGTACGCAGCATAACCCCTCCGGTCCAAGAATTGAAAGGATTCAAGCGAGTTGCGTTAAAAGCGGGAGAAAGCAAGAAAGTAACCTTTGATATTGATGTGGATATGTTGAAATTCTACGATTCAACCTTAGATTATGTCGCTGAGCCGGGTGAGTTTCAGGTAATGATCGGTGGAAATAGTAAAGAGGTGAAAACAGCTTCGTTTACATTAAAATAATCCTAATCGGAAGGAATCAGTTATGGGTCTTTGCTAAATTCGAAATTATATGTATCTTTGCCAAAAGAAATATTACAAAACCATGGGGATGACCGGTTTTGACAGCGGGTAGAAGTGGTTTGTAAGCATGTAGTGCGTGGTTGGCTTGCACTTAAATCTCAGACAACGAACAATTAACTGGCGAAAATAATTACGCTCTCGCTGCTTAATCGAAGTATAGTAGATTCAAGCTTAATCCCTGCAAAAGTTGCGGGGACGTGACATCACCCGGATGCTGTGGCTCCGAAGCGTTCCGATCAGGTGGTGCAGCAATATCGGAGATAGTTTGAGATAAGCCTCGGGTCTCAGGCGAAACTTTAGAGGATAAGGGATGAGTGGGTGGCTTCGGTCTTGCTCTTCCCCGACAATGAAGGCGAAGATAAACATGTAGAAAGCAAATTAATTCCTCGTTTGGACGAGAGTTCGAATCTCTCCATCTCCACAAAGGCTTGTAAATCTTTGATTTTCAAGTCTTTGCTAATAGAATTAGGACCTTGAATAGTGTACGATTCAGTATGTTCCTGTACGGTCTATTTTACAATCAATTCAAACCGTATTAAAACAGGATTAATGATGAGTACTTATCAGAAAAAATTAGTAGTCCTGCCGCATCTCAGAGACGCAGGCGGTGACTTGAGTAAAGAATGGTTCGTAGAGTATTGTTTCCGTGACCCTAGAACGAATAAGATGAAGCGGTTTAGGGAACATGGCTTCGCTAAACTAAAAACCGTAGAGGAGCGTTATGCACTTGCGGATCGGATTATCGCAAACCTGAAGGAGAAGATGTTGTCCGGATGGACTCCTTTTGATGACCGAAAAGTCTCGTATGAGGATCAGCTGATCTATCAGCTTTATGCCGACCGTTGGGGGAGGGAGAGGAGCGAAATCCCGTCAATACGTATTTATTTGTCTGAGTTCCTACAGGCAAGGAAGCCTGTTGTTGCGCAGAAAACATACCAGACCTACCAGTCGAAGTTGCGTATATTCGCGGAATGGGCGGCCCATGAGGGGATTGATGATATCCATATAAGTAATATTACCCGTGAGAATATCTATGATTTCTTGAGTTTTCAGGTGGAAAACAAGAATATATCCAGTCATACGGTCGGTAAATATAAACAGCTAATCCATGCTTTTTTTGAGTATATGATCAAGGCCCACGGGATCATTATGAAAAATCCGGTGCATAACATTCCGGATTTTGGTCGTGTCGAAGATAAAGCCCCTCGCCCGATCCCGGATAAGGAGCGTGACATACTGTCCGCTTACATGCGAAGGAATGATCCGCAGCTGTGGATGTTTTGCCAAATGGAATACTATTGCGCCATCCGTCCCAACGAGTTGCGCCAGTTGCGGCTCCGTGACATAGACTTGGAGCAGCAGATCGTACGGATCCCGGCTCCGGTAGCCAAGAACCGAACGACCGAGTACATAAACATACCCGCCCAAATGGTAAAAGTGTTGCGTTCGTTAGGCATTGAAGGGATGGATCGGGATTGGTTGCTCTTTTCTTCGGACGGGCATCCCGGGGAAAAGATGTTGGGCTTGAATACGATGAGTTTCCGGTTCAATCGGATCAGGAACAAACTTGGGATACCGTCCGAATACAAATTATATAGCTACAAGCACACGGGAGGTGTCCAATTGGTGAACGCCGGTGTGGATGTCTGGGAGTTGCAACGTCATTTCCGGCATCGATCGGTGGATACTACGGAGAGGTATATCCGGCGCAATTTCGCCGTGAAAAGTGACAAGATAAAGAACCATTTCCCGGATATGTGAAAAACAGCCCGCCTGTCATTCGGGATAGGCGGGGTTTTAAATAAGCCAAACCGCCCCACCTTCACAGCAGGGCGGCTGAAAACCTAAAACACTAATACCAATATTAAATCACGATCTTTTCCTTGACAACCATCTAACGACGTAGCCGACACCCGCTATCAGGCATCCAGATAAGAGACCTATCGCCCATCCACCGACCTCTATCTTTATGGACTCCCACTTAGATAGTTCCTTCTCCACAGGAATCGGAATCTCTACCTTACGATCGACATATACCTCTTTCGACGGGAGATATAACGTATCCCTTGAGACCCTCATGTTGGCGATCACGTTACCGAGACTATCCAGCTTGAACATGAGTTCCACGTTCTTCGTGTTTGCCATATCCAACCATCGGAGAACAACCTTGCCATTTTCATCACATTCCATCAATGCACGTATGGAAGCGCTATCGGCTGGCATTGGGTAAGGTACCAACTTGTCTATATAGATCGAGTCGGTACGGTTCTCGATAGCGACAGGCTGAATCTTGGTTCGACACCCGGACAAGGCGAGGATACCGGCTATCGCTAGCATCCCGCAAATCATTCCCGTTCTCATAGCAGATTCCACCCCGCTATCACATCACACATTACTGCTTCCCGCCCATTCTCCACCTTGCTCATCCCCGCCACGATCCGGATCATCTGCTCACGGTCGTTGATATTGATAGTATCATCGACAGGGATGCCGGCATAATCGGACACGGCCTTTATGTAGGCGTTCGTATTATTCTCGTTTTCCGGCGCCCAGCGGCTGATCATCTTGCGGATCGTATCCAGCTTATAGTTCCGGTAATAGTTAGACAGGATCTTGAAGATCGCCCTGTAACCGTATGCCATCGACTTGAATTGTTTAAACTCTCGATCAGAGCTTGTCTTCTCGCCTTGGAAGACATCGCTGTTCCTCCTGATGTTCCCGGGGTTGTTGTTACGTAATCCCCGGGGTAAATTGTTATTTCTCATTCCTTATCCTCCCTCATTAATAACCGTTCTGCGGCTCACGATCGCCGCATTTCTTTTTCTCGCACCTTTTTAAAGCCAGTTCTATCTTCACGTCCGAGTAGCTCTCTTTTAAGGTGAAAAGCTCGTCCTGCACCTGCCGGAGCCGTCCGGTCTGCTCAACGAACCGTTCCTCCTTCTCAGACAACTGCTTTTGCAAGAACTCGTTATACTCACGCAAGGCCTTGAACTCCTCCACGTCAGCTTGAGCGTCCGCTATCCGTGCGTTCGTCTTACGGTTCACCCACGCACGGATGCCCCATTTTATCCCCTCGATCCCGCCCATCGCACCGATTATCGCCAATATCGTATTCAAATCAACTCCCATAACTCGTTTTCTTTTAATATATACGGGGGCTTTTATTTGCCCGCCCCCGATAAAGGCGTCATGTCTATATCATCCTGATAGCTGTCATCGTCCACTGGGATGTCCAATAATAATTCTCCCGTGTTGTCGTATATTACCATATCATTTATTCTTAAAGTCTCTCAATCTCGATAGCGTTTAATAAGACCAATACATTCTTCGCCATTCCCGGCTTGACGGTGAGCGTGACCCCGCCAGATACGTCCACCACCAGCTCGGAGAGGTCATGGAAGTTGTTCACGTAACTGGTCTTCAACGGGAATGACTGGCTGGCACCGCCGCTCTCAAGCACGTAAGACGCCTCGCTCAAGTCATACGTCCTCACCGTGTTGATCAGTATCTTGAACTTATACCGGCCATCGGGGATGGTGAGGTCCATGATGCCCGCCTCGACCGAGTTCGGCTTATACAATATGTTTCTCAACACGTCATCCGGATACACGCCGGAATCATCCCCCGTGACGTTTCCTTGGTACGAGGAGTTCCCCGCGGTAAATCCGGACGCGTTGAAAGTACCTAGCGTACTGCCGTCCCTATTGTAGATGTTGATCTCGGCCAAGGTCTGGGAATCAAGCCGGACCTTGGTGATTCCCGACACGCTGTCATAAGAGGACGAGTTCACGGATAGCCCTGAGCTATAAATCCACCCGAAGGACAATACCGCGGATAGTCCCGTCACCTCGATGGAGGCGCTGGACACCCCGCTCTCCTCCGTATCCGTCTTGACCTTGGCGTATATCGTTTTGCTGCCGGTACCGGATACCGTAAACGTGGCCGGGTTCCGGTAAGCCTGCCATTCCGCACCCGTGAAATCCGCCGACTCAGATAACATCATCATGGTCGGCACGTCTACTCCGAGGACGTTGAACGCTATGGATAACGTATGGTCGGAGGTACTGGCGGCACCGCCATTGATCACGATCCCCGCCAGCCCGAACGCGAGGGGATTGTAGACGATCGAGTCGCCCATCACGGAGGACTCCCCGAAAGCGTTCCTCACCTTGAGATAGACGGTATGGTCCCCCCGCATGTTCGACAACCGGTACGGCACGGGGCTATCGACAATATCAAGCCACCCGGCCCCCGTGAAATCCGGAGACTCGGAGATCATGTAATGCGTGACCTTCCCGGTAACCGCATAGGTACAGGTTATGGCCGGATCGCTCGTCTCCGTGGCCTCGATAGCGAAAGACACGAGAACCGGCGGGGCGATCAACGCGTTGATCCTCGCCATGTACGGCACCCGCAAGGACGACTTGAGCCGTTGCACGAAATAAAGGGCGTCATCCATGTCCTCCCCGCTCTCCGAGGCCTCGAACCTGGCGGTGTATCTCTCGGCCCTCTCGACGAGGCCGTCCATCATATTGATATTCAACATGAACTTTCCGTTATTCATTCCGTATGTAAAACCGTACACGCCATCGTCCGAGGAGGCGGTGCCGGCCTCGATATCCAGCAACAACGTGGTCTCGAACCACTTGAAGTTATCGAGTCTCGGCATCTCCACCGTGACGACAAGGTCGTTGCCCTCGATCCTCTTCGAGATCGACGTGTATCTCTTGAGATACAGGTACTGGTATACCTCGCTGTCGTTGGCGAACCATACCTCGTCGGTACCGGCGGCCCCGTAGGCGGCGTATATGTACTCAAGCACCTCCCTGACGTTGTTCCAGTTCCCGTCATCCACGCCGACCGCCCCGCGCGGACGGTGGCCGCCGAGGCTTCCCCAATGCGCGGAAAGGCCGAGCACGCTGTTGCCGGTGGTCCTCGCCAATATGCCTCTCAGGTTCTCCACGGACGTGTCGTCCATGAAGTACCTCGGGGTCTGCATCTTCTCGATATCCTTGATCGCCAATACGTCAAGGTTGGTCCCGGCCCCCCGCTCGCGGCAGATGGCCTTGATATCGTCGCAGACAAGGGCCGCCGCCGGGTAGTTCTCGTTACCGTCCGGCGTGCTGGACATGATGGACCGGCCAACGCCGTTCGCCTCCATGTAGTCGTTCACCTCGATCATGCCCCGGGCGATGGATCTCGGGTCCGTCCTGTCCCATACCGTCTCGTCCACGTTGTGGATCATCCACTCGCCATCGAAGTCCTGTATGGCCTTGAGCTCGTCGAAACGCAGGTACGGGTTGGATGCCCCGGCGCTCCCCTCCAGCGGGTGGTGGCCGTATTGCTCCTTGGAGCGTAACGTTATGAGATAGTTGCCGACGGCGAAATATCTCCTCGTGCCGAGACCGTCCGTGTAATATAGGGGGTGTTCCGGGGCATGGCCGGTCGTCCTGTCCGCCCCGAGATGGCAGAAGTTCGCGTCGTCTATCCACTTGCCGGCGAACAGCGCCTGCACCACGGAATAGGCCTGCATGGACGTGTCATCGATACTGTAACCGAAGGCGAAACGCTTGTTGTACTTCAACGGGGCGATCGAGATATCGACCTGTCCGGCGTCGGTGACACCGTCAGGCAATGGGATCGTTATCGTTCCCACGGCCTTCGTCAACACCTTGAGCTGGATCGTATCGACCTTGACGGTGGACTCGGTGATATCATCCCTCAGCTGCATGTACACGGTCTTGAGTCCGGCCCCGTCAGATAACGTATACGGCACCTCCGAGACCCTCGGGCCGGGCCATTCCACCCATCCGGAGACGGACAGGTCGGATGACTCCGATATCCGGTAATGGGTCGGGACACCGTCCTTGTCGGCCATCACCGTCACGTCCTGGCCGTAGGTGGTCGCCTCGTCGTTGTTCACGTAGACGTTCCTGAGGGCGAGGGGCACGTAAGGGTCCTTGTACTCTATGTCGATGACACGGATATTGCTCTCGTTGTACAGGTTCCTGACCTGCACGTATAACGCCTTCTCCCCGAACCCCCCGGACAGGACGTAAGGCACGTCCAGCGTATCGTCCACGATGTCGGTCCAGTCCACGGGGGAGAGGTCTTGCGTCTCGCCGATCCGGAAGGCGGTCGCCGCGCCGACGCAGTTCAGGTGGACGGTCACGTCCGGGAACTTGACCACGCCGTTCTCCTCCTCCACGACCGTGGCGTCACGCAGCCATACGTCCGTGTTCTCCGGGGAGTCGTTGGACCTGTATTCCTCGACGATCACGAACGCGACCTTCGAGTAATTCGCCGTGACGGTCTCCGTGGGATTGATGAAATCAACGTTTATCCCGCCGTTCACGGGAGAGACGTCCTCTATCGCCAACATGTCCCTCGTGTTTCCCAGCTCCCGTATGACAGGCGTGTACACGTCGCCTATACGCATCCTGATGGATATGTCGCCGCCATACCTCGTACCGCCGAATGCCTTGACCGTATACCTGTACTCGTTATCGAGGCCGGAGAACGTCAGTCTCGCCCTTACGGCCTCCGAGCTCGTGTTCCCGTGCGATACGCCCCACATCGGGCCATAGACGGAGGCCGGGATATCCTCGATCTCGCAATAACCCCCGGTATAATTCTGCCCCCATTTAAATGATGAGCCGTCATGGACACGGGTGACCGTCACGCCGGAGACGCGCCCATAGGTATCGACGATCCCGACAAGCGCGGTCTGCCCGTCACCCTCGCCTACCAGGTTGTTCCAATCAGCTACTTTGGGGGTATCGGCGGAGCACAGGTTGATCTGGTAGATGGCGTTGATGTTCGTGAAATTGCCGATCACGTTCGCGACCCTCACGTCCTTGAATCCCTCCAGCGTAACACCATAATCCGACAGGATGCCGCCAAGGCCATTGTAGGATACGCGGATGTCGGTTTTCTTGTCATAGTCTGCCAGTGAGTCCTGCGGGATGGACAGGACGAGGTTGTTGTGGTTGGCCTCGTCCCTTGTCACGGACAGGACCATCCGGAGGTTCCCGTCCTCCGTGAGCGTGAAGCCAGCCTTGGCCCCGCCGCCGACAATACCGATCGGGAGGTCGAAGGTAAGTATCACCTTGCTGCCGAGCTTGTCGGTGATGGCGTTCCGGATCACGGGTGTCACCTCCTCGGGGAGCAGCGTCCTTGTCTCGACCTCCCCCGTGTAGTCGGAGACGCCGTTCAAGCCCGACACGCGTACCTTGTACCGGTAGACACGCCCGACCGCCAGTCCCATGTCCTCGTAGGTCTGCACAGACTGGTCGTCAACCGTACCCACTTGTGCGTACGCCCCCGTATCGTCAGCCCGATAAATGGCGTAGGAGAGGAAATCGGCGACCTGCCCGGCGTCGTAATCCCATGCCAGCCCGATGGACGTGGCCGTACGGCTTTCCACCCGCAAGCCCGTCGGCGGCTGGATGTCCCGGTATGTCTTGGCGGACACGTACTCGCTCATCGTCCCGGTCTTTTCACCCTTGACGGGACGTACCTTGTAATAGTAGGTGGTATCCGGGAGCAGCCCGGATATCACGGCCTTGTTCTCCACGTCTATGCCGACCGTCTTCAGCAACGTATACCCCGTCTCCGGGAGACCGGACACGAATATCTCATAGCCGGTATCCTCCACGCCGGTGTTGTTCCACCACAGCTCGATGGCGGAGGAGGATACCGTACGGGAAGAGAGATCCGTGATCTCGCCCCGGTAGTCCGGCTCGGGTATGGCGTCAAAGAAAAAGAACTCCGGGAACTCGGACACGTTCGTCCGGATCATGCCCCGGATGACCTCCCCGGTTCTCTCGTCGCCCGTCCTTCCCCGGATACCCTCCGGATGGAAATCGATGTAGTCGCATACGGCGTCCACCTGCCGCCACGCGTACATCGGGTTTCCCTTGACGGTCCAGACCACGTTGCCGTCATTGTCCAATTGCGGCTCGCTCTCCCAGTTCTCCCGGTCCTGCTCGTATTGCTGGGCCGACAGGGTGTTCTTATGGGGGCTGGCCTTGGCCTGTACAGGCCCGACTATCGGAAAATAAGGATTCTCCGCCTCCGTGGGCAATATGGTAATCTCGTCACCCTCGGCGGGATTCTCCGGATAGGAGGCGGGGACCTTGGTGTAAGACATGTGGCGGTCTTGGTGGTATGGCTTGTTTTGAACGACCCATTCCCCGTTGACATATCTCTCCTTGCGGGAAGTCGGCAATCCGGTACGTTCCTTGTCCCATCCCAGCGTGCTCGGCACGTCCTCCGGGTTCGGGATCTCGGGGACGTGGACGGTGACATGCCCGTACGACGACACGCCGGCGGGAACGGGTATCCCGACACCCTCCACGCCCGTGTTCTGGCTGTCATTCAGGTAAACCACGTACGCGCCCCTGTCCCCGTCCCTTTCCTTGAAACAGGCGATCACGATACGGCTATCCGTATCGACATGTCTCATCCCGGTATACACGTAACCTTTCAAACGGTTGCGGAACGTGGCGATCCACCAGTAGGCGCGGGTTATCGGGTAGGCCCCGTTCCCGAGCAGCTGGCCGAACAGCCCCGTCGTGGCGAAACCTCCCCTCGGATACGTGCACTCATGGGCCTTGATGGCCTCCACCCTGGCGCCCGGGGTATCGTCGGTACAATCGTTCCAGTGGAACATCTCGAACCCGGCCCCGGAGTCATACTTCCCGGCCCCGAAATAGTTGCCCTCGCACTCGGTGGAGTAATAATTGACCATATCGACACCCATCGCCATCATCTGGACGCACGCCCGGATGATCCAGGCCCCCTTGACATCCGAGCGGTGCCGGTCCGGGACGGTCCAGTTCCCAACCTGCCTGCCGGCCTGCGAGTAGCACTGGTACTTGCTGGCGGTCTCCCGGGCTCCCGACTCGCCCCATCCGAACTCGGTGAGCCATACCTCCTTGTCCGGGGCCACACGGTCCCGGAAGGCGCAGACCTTGGGTAGCTCGCCACCCGTGTCGTTGCCCATGGCCTCCTCGAGCGTGATGCCGTATTGCACGGCCTCGTCGCTACCGCCCTGGTTGCCGATGTTGCTGAAATACATGTGCATGGAGAACGCGTCAACGGGTATCGTGGCGTTCGCCCGTGTGGCCTTCCAGCGGAGGATGGCGGGCTGGAGGTAGCCGAGGTTCACCGATGCCGTCCCGCCGGCTATGGGCAGGATGCGCCCGTATCTCGTGCCGGGGATGGCCCTGCCGTCCTCGTCCTTGAGCGTCCCCGCGTGGCCGTCCGACGAGGCGGACACGACGGCGGCGTACTCCTCGGCGCGCTCGTAGCCCACCCAGCCGTTCCAGTTGGCGTCCGGCTCGTTCTCCGGCTCGATGCCGCTGATAAGGTCAAGCCCCGTCTCCGCGGACTCGTCCTCCGGGAAGAAGAGACACGTGCCATCGACCTTGGCGCTGCCATATTTCGCGGCCAACGCCTGGCATAGCCTGGCGTATGTCTTGTAGGAATTGGCGTCCGTCGTCACCCCGAGGTACCTGTCAAGGCCACCGACACCGCGCCTGGGCACCGGCTTCCACGCTCCCGGGTACCAATAGGCGTCGCATGGACGGTTATGGATCGTAAGGGACCTGTCGTAAAGACAGGGGTCAAAAACGCCGGTGCTGCAGATATAGGGCTTCAATCCATATCTCTTGTACGTGTTGGTCAAGGTCTCCACAAGGTTTTCCCCCGTCCCGTTGTTCCCGCTCACCCAGGGTATCCGGCTTACCCGGAAACGCATGTCGGCGAGACGGGCGTAAGGGACCGGCTGGCCGGAGGGGTCGAAGGCGGCGAAATGGCCGAGGGAGATGTACATGCGGGACCTCTCGCCGGAGCACATGCTATGGATGCGCCCTTGCTGGTAGGCGTGCCCGTTCGTGCAGAGGAACTGGTCCACGGTCTTGCGGGTCGTGGAGCGGCGCAGGGGTGACATGATCCCCTCCGGCCGGGTCGAGGCCGGACGGCCGTAAAGCAGCAGGTTCCTCACGCTCTCCAGTGTCCCGTTGTACTCCGGTTCCGGGAATCCCTCGGCCCCCTCGCCCATGACGGGGGTCTTGGAGTTCGATCCGAAATCCATGAGATCCCAAGACAGCTTGATATACCTGCATTGACAGGACCTGAAATCCAATGCCGCCCAAGCGTTGTACTCGATCCTGATCTCGCCGACACGCTCCCAGTCGTAGCCCATGTCCCTCATGCCGTAGACGGAGAAATTGTTCCGGGATGACGTATATACGAACATCTTGTCTATGACGTAGGCGGAGAACAGGTCTATGACGATGTCGAAAGGCGAGGTGTCCCGGCCGTACTTGTACTGGTACCAGAAAGTCGAGTAGCCCTTGTTCGTCATGTCCGGGTACCCGTCCTCGAGGAAGACGTTCCTCTCGGTCTCGTCCACCATCCTGCCTACCGAGCAGACGGTCCCGTCCGTGTCGGTGAGATAATTCCTGAGCTGGGGGATGATGTTCCTTTCCGTCAGGTTGATACGGTAGGCCCTCGTCATGTCCTCGCTGCCGACCGTGCGGAAGTACACGGGATCCGAGGCCCCGGATATGTATTCCACCCCGAAATTCACCTTGATGGTTTTCAGGTATACGTAATACTCCCTGTTAGGGACGAGACCCGATATCGTCGTTCTCTGCAGCGTCCCGGGATTCTCGGGTGTCGGGATGGCCGGGACCTTGCGGAGTCCCGCCCACACTTTCGGGTCGTCGGCGTCCACGAGGTCGTTGGCGTATCGCATGTCGTATTCGGTTCCCCTGTCGTAGATGTTATTCGCGTAAGGGGCGGTCCATTGCACCGTGCAGGAGGAGCTGTCCGAGTAGACCACATGGAAGTCCTTGATCTTTTGCGGGCCGGGATAGGTCTTGTCCCCGATGATGGTGCTCGTGTGGATATAGATATATTCCCCGACACGGTTGTAATTCAGTATAGCTATCGTATCGCTATTGAGCGGCAGGTCTATGGTGCCTCTCATCGTGTTGCTCAGCACGATCTGCCGGAGGCCGCTCTGGTAGACCATGACCTTCCCGCATGATCCCTCCCTCGTGTTCTGTATCTCCAGGTTATATATGAGGGTGTCCTGTCCGAGCGCTACCTTGGCGTAAGGGGCCTTCAGGAAGTCGATGGCGATACGGCCGCCGGAGGGTGTCACCTCCCTGAATATCTCCGAGGTGAATACCTTGTCCACCTCCAGCTTGATCTCCTTGTATGCCACGTCCTTCGGGTCCCATACGTACATCCCGTCACCGGCGATGAAGAAACCGTCCTGTCCGGTCCCCGTTGGATACGCCGCTCTCAGGGCCTCCAGGGAAGGGAAGCTGTCCAGCAACCTGTACTCAAGGTTATCCCCCTTGTCTCCCTTGTCACCCTTCAGGCCCATCAATTGCTCAAGGGTGAAGTCCTCGTACCGGAAAGCGTCCCCCCGGTCGCCTTTCTCCCCCTTGAGGCTCTCCAGCTCGACGATATCCTCCCATGACCCGGCGCCAACCTTCCATTGGAGATGGGTCTCGGTTTTTCGGAAAACCACCCTTAGCTCCGAGAGGGCGAGCAGGTCCTTCCACTCTCCATTACCCAGTTTCCATTGTACGTGTGTCGTCGTCACGCGAAGATTGACCCGCAGCAAGGACAGGGGGGCCTCCACCACGTCATGTATCCCTCCCGGCATACGAAGGGCCGGGAGGGAGTATACGCTATCGAGGGATGTCACCACCTCCAGGTCTCCGACCCCTGTCGATCCGGATTCCAGGGCCGACTTGATAATGGGTTTCAATATGGCGGCGAGCGCCTTGATGTCATCGGTTGAGTATGCCATTTCGTTATTCGATTGACTGTTAGATAAATCCATGCGCTTACTTCCCCATTTTAGCCGGAAGTCTCTTGGGCGTCAGCGCCTCGATCAGCGCGCGTCTCAGGGGCGCGGAGGCGCTGGACATGTCGAGGATCGACAGTATCTCCTTGGCGGTCTCCTCGCCGACCTCGGTCGGTCCGTCACTGAAATATATATCCTTGCCAAAATCGGAGACGGCTATGTCACGGGCCGCCCCCCATACGAGGTTGCCCAACTCCTTGCGGGTGTCAACGACGATGGGATCGCCCTCGATCGTCGCCTGTACCCTTAAATTCTTGAAATCCACTTTTGCCATGGCTGTTAATTCTTTAATCGTTAGAAACCCCTGTTATGATCCCGTTCTCGACGGTAAACCTCACGCTCTCCGAGCCCGCCTCGTCATAGAGTTCATCGATATCCGACAATACCTCGCCTATGACGGTCTCCATGGTCTTGAAATCATCCCCCGCGGAGAAATTATAACCGACCTGCCCCTCGCGTTGGTGGTTGATGGTAAGTACCTGCCTGCCCTCTCTCGTGACGGCGGCGTGAACGGAGCCAAGCCCCTTGCCGGGCTCGTACGTCCCGGAGTACCTTACCGTCTCCCCGCCGGGCAGGCTGCCTGTCACCTCCTTGGTGACCCTTGTCGTGATTGTCAATCCTTCTCTCATGTCCTTTATCTGTTTTTAAGTTGATGATAAATCATTCGTACCACATCTTGACGATTATGCCACCGACCACCTTGATACGTATCTTGTCGAGGTCATCGCCGTCGAAAGAGACACCCGTCATTCCCCTGCACGAGAAACTGCCTCCAGTCTCAACCCCACCAGAACTCGATAGATAGCTACATGATATCGAACCAAAATCGCTAGCTCTTATGGAGTCCACATCCAATCTGCCGTCAATATTGACATTGTAACCGAACGAGGCCACATATCCTCCCGAGTCACCTATTACGGCATTCCCGTTTCCTCCGACAATGTACAATAGCGCCCCGCTATTACCTACCAGTGCGGCGCCGTTCCAAAAAAACCCCCCAACCTTGACAATATTGGCCGTGATGCTGTCAGCGTCTATCAGGCTGGCGTAGATCTTCCCGTTATTGTCGATGAGTACGCCGTTCAGGTCTATCTTGTTGCCCTTGATCGTGACCGTGCTGGCCGTCTGGTTGATCATGGAGACCACCGTGTCCCCGTTATAGTCCGTGGTCGACACCTTTTGCGTGATGCTCCTCGCGTTCACCTCAATCGAGGCGGAGAGATCGTTTCTGAGGCCGGAGAGCTCCGAGCTAGTGGCGTACAGGTACAGGCTGTCATTGATCCCGTCTATCCGTAGGCCGAGGTCCGTGATCGTCTTGCTGTTGTTGTCCGTCTTCGTCACGTATGCGGACAGGGTGCCGTTCGTGTTGTCGAGCACCAGCCCCATGTCCGTCACCGTACCCTTTAGGTTATCCACCTTGTTGGCGTACATTCCCACACGCTCGTTCGTCTGCTCCAGCTTGGTTGACATCTCCACCCGGAAATCGTCCAGCGGCCGGCTCGTGAGCAGCAGGTTATAGATGAATATCTCCCCGGTATGGGAGATGGTAAAATCACCCGTCCCGTCCCATTCCCCGATAAATTCCTCCTGTGCGAATGCGTCGGTGGGCGTCATCGCCTTGGTCTCGTACAGGTCCTGCCCGGGAAAACCTATGGTGAGCGTACCGGCCGTCTTGACCTTGCACATGAACGATATATAGAACGTGGGCCATTTCGTGGTCCCGTCCGGCATCTCCACCAACCCCTCCGGCCTGCGTGACAGCTTGGCGTTCAACTGCCTGATCGTGGAGTTCTTGATGCAGAGGGCGAGCCTGTTCAACACCCGCACGATACCGGTTATCCGGTCTTTCTCCGAGTAAAGGGAGTCGTTCACCGGGATGTAACGCTCGCTGACGGTGAATAACGACACGTCATTGCCCGGCTCCCATCCGACGATATCCTCGGAGAAGGACGAGTTGGTGAGATAGTTGTCTTTCTCCGCTATCTCGTGCCGGATGGATGACATCTCGCTGGAGAGCTTGCCGTTCATCACTTGGAATAGCGTGCTGACATCCTCTCCCGTATCCGAGAGGATGAACTTTCCACGGGCGTAAAGATTCTCCACGTACGCCCCGTCACCGTCCAACCTTCCGAAATAGGGCGTGACCAGACCGTTCAGGTTCCCGATACGGACCTTCACGCAATTCTCAGGGTCGGTCTTCATCCCCCGGATCACGTCCATGTAGGGCGTTCCGAACTCGTCCACCGTGGTGATCTTGATGATACCGCTACGGGTGGAGTTATCCGGGTTGTCCACCCGGCATAAGGTATCCCTCTTTGTTACCTGCGACAGGTCGCCCACGAAGTTCTCGAAGGTGAGCCAGTCCAGACGGTTCTCACCGTCGGAGAGGTAGCCTACGCCCACCGACACCACCTTCAGCTCGTATTGTTTCACCATCTGGTAGTTGTTCTCAAGGGTGGGATCGCCTTGGAACTGCTGGACCATGAGGATGTCACCTTTCCGGAACGGGTTGTACAAACGTCCCCCGTCCGTGTCGAGGTAGATCCTGCCCGAGTTTGCGTCGTAATGGTCCACCTCCATCATCGCGGAGAAGATACGGTTGTCATTCTCCCCTAGGAGCTGGGACACGATAAACTCGTAGACCCGTAACGTTCCCCGCACGGCGATATCATCGATCTCCAGCTTGTATCTCGTCTCGTTTATCCCGGCGGCGTTGGTCCGGATATACGGTGCGAGCATCCAGCCCGTCCCGTTAGGGAACCCCGAGGCAAACATGGGCGAGGATAGGGAACCGGCGAACATGGAGTCATTCTTCACCTTCAAGTCTTTCAGCCACGCAGTGCCGTCGGCGAACAGGCGGAACCCGTTCTCATGGCCGAAACCGTTGGCGTCACGGTCTGAGTAGATGGAGGAGTCAAGGCCGGCAAGGATGATATCCTTCTCGAACGTGATGTTGCCCGCCGCCGTATCGTCGATATCCTTACGCAGGTAACGGTCATCGAGGGCGGATATGGGTTTCAGTATCTCTTTCAAGGTTCTCAGGGCCGTGAACCCGTTCTCGTCGGATGGTTCCGTCAGGTCATCCAATTTTATATGGTAAAGGCCGTCACCGGTTCCCCCGGACCCGCCAGCCTCGTTGACGATGGCCCTCCATGTGTCCCCGAGCTCTTTTATGATACTGTTCCTTATGGTATCATGTATCGAGCCAAAAGTCGCTACGGATGCTTTCGGGTTATGCGGATCAAAGGCCGGGAATAATACCCCCTCGCCAAGCTCTTGCCGTGGGAGCTCAGCTAAGCGAGGGGGAAAAATAAAATCCGGCGAGGAGAGGTTTGGAACCGTTAGATTATCCGGAAGCTCTTTCTCGTTACGGATAAGGTTCAGGTATCTCGAGATCTCCGAGAGTCGGTACGTGAACGTATAGGAGCTCGGGAGATCGTTGGAGGTGTAGGTGGCGTCGCTCTCGGTGACGATTATTCTCCGGATCATGGACGCCTCGTATATATATTTGGCCCGGCTGGGGAAAAAATCCAGCAACCAACGGCGGGAGTAATCATCGAGGAATCCCGTGTTCTTAACGAACTTACGATCGGTCTCCACGTCATACTCGGACAGGTTCTCGCCCAGTTCCGCTATCAGGTGGCCATGCTCTGCCTGCAGACGGTTCACCCCATGGGCACGGAAGGTGTCCATACCGCCCAGACTGTTCTCGAAAAGGAACCATTGCTCGTCCTCGGAATGGATATCCGTGAATTTATAGAATTGCGATACGCTCAGTCTCGCTCCGCCGGCCTCGGCGTAAACCTCGAGATAGCTGGGGTACTTGTTCCCGAATAGCTTGGCTACGATCGCGTATTGGAGATTGAGTGTCACGCACTCGCCGGCGGTCATTCCCTTCAAGGAGGTCGTGCTCGAAGATTTGTCCGGGAACGTGGCCTTGGCCTTTACCGTGCAGTCCGATATGGCGTAGTAGGTCAACCACTCCGGTGAGTAATAGGTCACCTCCTTGATCTTTGGCTGCCACGTGAGGAAGTGGGACTTCAACCAGTTTCCCGGCGTGTCCGCCAGATCCGCTATCCCGCACCGGATCGCCCGGAACGAGTGGGAGGTCCCGTCTATCGTGGCCGTGAAATCGGCGAATATGGTATTTTGGGAATAGATCTCTTGGGCCGTGTCCAAAGTATAGCTCAATTGGCTTTCCACCACCTCTCTCACGTCGATCGTGACCATCTTGTCCGGGCCGGGCTCGTAGCTTTGCTCGAGCAAGGTGGCCGTTCCTTTCTTCAAGATGAAAGAGACGGCCTCTTTTGCCCCCAATACAAATCTCCTCATGTTCCCGGACAGGCTCAGAGCGTCTGGTTTATCTATGATCGTTGCCATTTGCGATTATTTTACCCCCAAAAGTATGGCTGTCGGATGGTCCGATAAAGGACAGTTACCGGGTCACGGGCTCGAGCCACACGGTCAGGGTACCGTCCTCCGGATCGGTCGGCCCGGATGCGGAGCCACGGCTATAGAATTGCACGGGATAAGTGGCTTGATGGTATTTCCCGCCCTGCACGTATTGGTATGCGCTGGGCGGGGCGTAGTATATGGTCACGGGTTCCTCCTTGAACACCCATCTCCTTTTCACGCTGTCGCTGGCGTTGGACCGGGAGTAGTTGACCTTCCATTTATACTTGGATACATGGGTGGCGAACCGCTCCGTCTCGGCCATGGCCGTGGATACCGGCTCGTAAAGCCTTGTGGTAAGGAACGTGGATTCCAAGGGTTCCCGGGAACCCGGGCTATATTGTATGGCGGAGGGAAGCAGCTCCTGTCCCTCGATCGTCACCTTCCTGTACTCGGAGAGCGATACCTTTTGGATGTCACTGAGAAGCATGCTCGCTTTTATCTCGAGCAGAGAGTTCCGGAGCAGGGAATCGTAATTCCTCCAGAACCGTTCGAAAAGCCCGTCCGGGCCGTGGTAGGCGAGCGTATAGTTCCAGAGCTTGTTTCCCTCGGCGTCATGATTGAGGATCGTTCCGTAGTCCAGTTTCCCGGCATGGAATACGAACGCCGGCATGGGTTTCAACTCCTCGTTATCTTCCGCCTCGCCTACCACCTCAGACGTGGAGTCATTCACGGAATCCATGATGATGGAGGAGTTCAACGATCTTCCGGTCCCTATATAAATCCCGAGATGCGGGATGGCCCCGGCTCCTCCGCTGCCAAAAGCAGGTGTATAGACCATCGCCGGTAGCACGTCCGGGGATTCCTTGCTCTCCGTCTCCAGTGTCCCGCCGGCGTAATAATCCATCGTGACCAGACCTATCCGTTGCGTGACCGGCGTGATCCCCTTGTAACCTCTCCGGACAAACTCACCCGATATCTGGTTATACTCCACGTCCGGGTATTTCTTTAATAGGTCTACCAAGGTACTGAACTCCTCGTTCTCGTTCCCCGTGGCTCTTCCCGTCGTTGGCATCGGGCGCTCGCTCTCCTGTTTCTCTTCCGGCGGCGTGAGCCGGTCACAGGTAAGCTTTAACTGCTTGAAGCTCGAGGGATGGTTGACTGTGTATTTACCGGCTACGCGATCCGTGAGGTCGCAGGAGGGTGTCTCGTTCAGGTTCTCATCGAATAGCACGATACAGATGGTCTTGCGGGTCTCGTCCGGGATGAACTCGCAGCAGAATTTATACCGGTATACGTCCAGTATCGTCTTGATCATGCAGTCCGGGACGATCTGGGAGTATCGGATCTCACCCCTTACGATCGTATCGATCGTGTTGTTCAGAAAGACCATGTCCTTGAATGGGGTGGTGCGGGAAAAGAAGGAGTCCTCCAAGGTGTAGCCGAGATAGGCGAATATCTCCTCCAATAGATGCAATCCACGGATGAAGGGGGATATGTAGAATCCCGGAGCCAACCGGATCGTTTTCTCATCGACTACCTCCGTCCGCTCCACGTCGTTGTAAAGACGGGGATATCCGTCCGGTCCCGGATCACCGGTGGCGTTTAAAGAACCGGACTCTAGGATGGCCGGGAACAAGGCGAATCGGTCGTCATGTGTAATGAACAGGTTCCGGCAGAAGGATATCGCCTCGCTGACAGACGCGAACTTGATAACCTTGTCCTCAAAGACCGTGGATAACGGTACATCCTTGATTTTCTCGTAGAACGCTCCGGTATTGAGGTAGAAGCTGGTCTCGATCCCGGTTTTCCGGTTCGCCGACAGGATGGCTTGACGGCAGGGAATGGAGAATACCCCGTGTTGGATCATGGCGTTGATCCGCTGCGAGGCCTTGCTGATCCCGGCCATGTTATCCGGATAGATGAGTAGTTCCCTATTCCTGTCCGTGGGAGGGAGTGTTACCGGTAAGCTCTGCTCTCCGTAATCGTTAAAGAACGGGTTCATCCGGGATAAGGCCAATTGGATGTCTCCTAGGTCGTAAGCCTTGCCGGATTCGTGAATGATATCCATCTTATTTGCCTCCTATCTTTTTGGATTTATTCAGAGTCTTTTGAGCGGCCTCGATATCGCTGTAAACGATATAGGCCCTCATGCCTTTTGCTCTTAGTTCGGAAAATAGCATAAGTAGCTGTGTGAGTACTTTGAGTAATTCCGGATTATTACTTGAAACCATTACATTTTCTTCATCCGAGCGTCCATTGTATCCACCGTTGGCGAATCCGTTGACGGGAAGAGGATTTGTGCTTGTTCTTTGTCTTCGGATGGCATCCAAGGCTAGGATATGGTTCATGGAAACCGGATCTTGTAATTGCCATGCCGGTGTAACGTATTCTTCTCGATGTACGGGACCAGCCACTTCAAGTATACCACCGTTGCCGGTGAATCCTCCGTTGTAGTATCCTGATGTAGATGCCACACGAGCTCCGGAAGAGGAACCGGAGGAAGAATTTCCTCCAGAAGTCATATTCTTGATCTTTTTTCTTTCCGCATTAGCTATCGCTATTTGTGCCGCCCCGGTAACGGTGAGCATAGCCGCCGCTATAGCGCCTCCGATTGGTCCTAATTGGGCAAATGCCTGCATGATGGCCACAGCGGTGTTCGCTATAATCTCGGATACCTTGATGGCGAATTGTACATCTGCGTATTTCTTTTGTATCTCTAGTTTTTTCGTCTCTTTCTCCTTCTCCAAACGAGTGACTTCATCTGCATTATCACCGGCTCTTTGTATCTCAAGATCATATTTGGCATCTATATTTGCGATCTCAGCCTCTTGCAAAGCAGATATTGTTCCTGAGAACATATTGGAATATGTGTCAACACTCTTTTTTAGGTAATCGGTCTTGATCTTTAGTTTCGCTTGTTGATATTCTTTCTCATTAAGTAAACCTTGTCGGTATTGCTCCTTGAGCGTTTTCATATCTTTCTCATACTGTTCTTTCATGGACACTAGCCCATATTGTGAACGTATTTGGTAACGTTTGTCTTCCTCCTGCCTCACGATGTTTGTCTTGGCTCTTTCATAAGCGGCATCTAGCTCGGTCATATCCAGTCCATCTTTTTTAGCCATTTCCTTCTTCGCCTTATAAACGGAATCTAAGACTTTTATTTGCAACTCGGTCTCTTCTCCTACAGTGGTTAAATTAAATTGTCCCTTAAAGTCTTTCAATAGGTTTTGTAATGCTTTTTGTTGGGACGCACGTGCTTGAGCTGCTTTTAGGTCTGCATCCAATACAGTATTGTTGGCTTCTTCGATGGCTTTTGCCTTAGTCGATCCATTCTTTATCTCGAGCGAGAAAACATCATTCTGATAATCTTTTTGAATCGTCAGCCGCTTATCCGCATAATGGGTCTCAATGGAAAGGAGAAGAGCCTTCGATTGCTCCTCCGTTATAGCTTGTTTGGCCACTGCCTTCTCTAACTCTGTTTTTTGAGTTATATAACATTGTTCTTCAATCTTAAGACGCTTGTTCCGGTTGTCTTGAAGTGCCGAGATTACTTCATTTTCCCGCTTTGTTTCAATATCTAATAGTTTTGTTTGAGCTTCCACTATCTGCTTATTGATTTCCGCTTTGATCTTATCGCTTCCGGCTTTCTTTAAAAACTCTTGCAATTTATCAATGCGTTTTTGATAATATACAACATCAGAGCTAATCACGGAGAGATTATAAAACTGTTCTGTTTGCTCATTCTCCGACTTTTGCTTTTTCAATAAGGCCAGTTCTGAAGCATGTGCGGTTTCCATTTCTTTCAATTTCAAATCCATAGCCGATTTAAACTCTGTATCTTCCAGTGTTCTATTACTACTTCCTCCGGTAGTCGAATTATTTCCTGATAATATCTCATTAACAGTCTTACTATTACTTGCGATAATCTTTCTCAATGCTTCAGCCTGTTCTTCCAAAGATGTTTTTGTTTTATCACGCCTTATTCTGCCACGAGCTACCATATCAGCCAACATTTTATCTGCCTTATCCTTACTGAATAAACCAAAGAGACCTACTTCCATTTGTTCTAACCATGGTATCTGCTCTTGAAAAGCCTCCGGGTCTGTATCTAATCTGATTTTCTCTTTTTCTATCTCGATAAGTTGTTCTTTAGCTGCCTGAGCTTTAGCCATTTCATATATACTATCTATATATTTATTAATCGCCGTTGTTGCTTTATCTGTGCCAATCTCTTCCAAGGTCAAATTTCCTAAATATTCAGGAGATATCTCATTAAGCTTTTTAATAGCAGACAAACGGCGCTCTTTCGTTTCAGATTCATCTCGAGCCAAACGAAGGAATTGTTCCAACTCTGTTTTTTGTTGTGTTATATTTTGTGCAGCATCTGACTCAACCTTGTTTAAACGACGTTGTATCGCATCCATTTTCGTTAATTCCTGATTAGCTTTTTTCATGTAAAGTAACCAAGTTAATACAACAGCTCCCATTAACGCATATGGATTCTTAAGCATGGTAGCATATAAACTCTTCATCGAGGTTATAATCTTTTCATTCCATATCACTTTCAGCTGATCTGCGATGATTGATGATTTTACAGCAATGGTATAAGCTGTAAGTCCAGTAATAATTGCCAATATTTCTGTTGTGTTTTCACTTATCCACGTAGCCAATGCTACAAGTTTTCCAGTCCAATGAACCGTTTGGTTCATGGCTCCGATAATAGCAGGGTTGAGTTTTTCCATCAAGTCCATTGCTAACAAGTTCATCTTGTTTCTTGCTTGGGCACGCTTGGCCTCGTTCGTATCAGAGTTGGTTTGTGCTTGTTCAACAGCTTTGTTGGTATCGGTAACGGCTGTCGTGTACCGTTCGATATCGGCTTTGTTCATTACCAAGATCTCAGCCATTTTTGCATGTTCTTCACCGAATAGCTTGGCTGCTGATTCTCCTTTCTTGAATCGAACGGCGATCTCGTTGATTGCCAAAGAGAGATCAAACACGCCATTTTTGTAACCGATATTCTTTTCCTTCATTCTCAAGAGAACCTTGTCAAGGCTATTACCGGCAACGGCCGCCTCCGAGTATTTTGGGGCTACAGCTTCAATTAATCCAATGTGTTGTTCTAATTGCAGATTCATTAGATTAGCTGTGGTACCGGATTTCTCAAAAGCATCGGTGATATATTGGATATTTGCGGCTCCCGCTTGGCTACCGGCGGCGATGGCATTTATGATACGTCGGCTTTGATCTGCGCCAAGGTTCATTTGGTTCATGACCGTGGTAAGGGCTTTAGCCGCCGGCTCTAGTTTATCTTTTCCCGCTATGGAAAGATAAATGGCATCTTGCGTGACTTTCTCAAGGGCCTCTGCGTTTTTCAAAAGCTCTGGACGCTGACTACCGATAATAGCGAAGGAGTCATCAATCTCTACGGCGCTTTGCTTGATCCGTACGCCTTCTTTTGTGACGGTGGTAGATAAACGTTTAGCGGCGTTTTCTAGTTTTGCTACGTTCTCATCATCCAGTCCGGTTAAGGCTTTTAGGTTAGCGGAAGATGATTCAAGTTTATCTCGTTCATCCCGGAACTTAGAGAAAGCCATGGTGATACCGGTGATCGCCGCTACTCCCGATCCGATTATACCCATATATTTGTTTAGCCAATCTGCCGCTCGTCCCCAACTAGAGGCTTGACAACCGATTTCCACACGCATCTCCTTTTGTACCAAAGCCGTTTCTTTGGAAACCCGTTTTAACATCTCTAGTTTTGAGTTATATTCGGTGGTGTTACGTGTGGTTTTCTTTAATTCAGAGCTTATCTTTCCCTTTACGTCTAGCAATTCCTTATAAGTGGCTCCACTCAAGTTCTTCAATACTCTTTCCGTATCAGCGACCTCTTGCTTATACTTTTGCATCTTCTGGGTTTGGGCGGTCAACTCACGTTCTATTTTCTTAGCTGCCTTGCTGTTACCTTCTCCGGCCGTCCGGAGATCAAGTAGCTTTTTCTCCAGTTCCCCGATTTTCGTCTCTAACTCCGATGCGCTAGTCATTGCGTCGGAGTTATCCAAGTATATCTTGATGCTCCTGTTTAAATCTCCTGCCATATCCTAATCTTTATCTATGAAAATTCGTGATGCGTCGATTTGCATATCGGCGGCGTAGTCCGCTACGATGTCTGCCAGTTTGGGAAGATTCTTTTCGATGATGGGATCGAACCAACGGATCGGTTGGCGGTTGCCGGTTCCCATCAGGTAGAAAGAATCCGGGTTGGTCTTTTTCAGCTTCCCGTATTTGTCCGTCCATTTAGAGCCGCCCCGGAAACCACCTTGGCCCCGTCCGGCTCCCTTATGGATATAGATACCTTCACGGGCGAAACTGAATCCCACTCGTTCGGTCTCTCCTTTACTTTTGTAAATTCTGGGTTCTAGGGAGTCCGATAGGAACTCATCTTTCTGGACAAGTAAGGCGATATTCCCTTTCAAGTCTTGGATCACGTAGCCCATCCATTCCTTTACCTCAGAATTGAATTGTCTCAATTTCTCCTTATCCTGCCTACGTTCATACCGGGCGATCCGGCTGGTTGACTCTAGCGAGATCTCGAAGGGTAATCCTTCCCTCGCTCCGATTAGGGAGTTCTTGCGTTTAGGCGTGCGCATCTGCTCGCTCAATCTTTTCATGACTCCCATATCATACCCACATTGATTTGTCGATAGAGAAGGGGATAGGCTTTCTTAGGTTGAAGCCTAACATCACCCCATAGAAATTATCTCCCATGGGACCTATGCCCCGAAAGGTCATGCTATTTAGCTCTAGGAACTGAAGCCCGTTACGTTCCTCGTTCCAGTCGAGCATCATCCGGCAGACGATCTGCATGAGAAGATCCTTGCATTCCGCTTTCGCAAAGTGAATCCCGTCGATATTCCCGGCCTCGCATTGCTTTAATAGGGCGATAAAATATTGTGGGATATTTACGAGGTTGTCATTGCTAAGCCAAGAAAAATCCGAGTTAAGCCCGTCGATGGCGACTAATACATGATCCCGGATAGAGGAGATACGTTCTTCCAGATCGGAGATTTCCTCTACCTCGTCACTACGGAGGAAATGACATTCCCCGTCCGTATGACCGATAGCGGCTAGATGCCTAGCGATCCATTCCGAATACTCAAAGTGATTGTATATGTCCATAACATCCAATTTATAGACACAAAAAAAGCCCCCCGAAGGGAGCTTTTAAAGGACATATGAAAACTACTAATCACCTTTTATACCTACTGATATAATCAGTCAAGCGTTCAGCTTGCAATTTTGTTATCTTTGTAAATGAAATCTTCTTCTTAAGTGTCTCAAAACCAAATTCATCTATAAACTTACCAATTGAAACATTTAAAAACATAGAAGGCAAAGAAGACACACCTTCCATATCGATGGTAATCTTGTCCGAAGAATTCATATTCTCTCTGATTATATCATAGAGACTACTTCCTGCCATAGGAAAATCCTTTCCTTCCATCACGTCATAAAGTTTAATTGTACACATAGTATCCTCTTTTTATTTAGTTAAAAATCAAACTCGTCTAAAATTTCTTCTTCTTCCAAATTTCCTAAATATAATTCGAAATATATCAACGTCCCATTAAAATCAAAATCAATATTGTCAATTTTAACTTCATGCTTCTTTAATAAACGAGCTGTATTGCAAATTATTCTTACTGCATCAGCGCACGATAATATATTATCTAGGCCTTTTCCTTTATTATGAACCTTAGATCCAACTGTAAAATCAACCTCTATAGACTTTTTCAAAGCATCGCTATCTGATATTATAGTGGAATCAAAATTTCTGACAGATTTTGATATACCTTTCCCGAAATCACAAATAGCTACACGCAAGACTTCATCCTGTCCTTCATATTTAATAAATGAAAAAGCATTACCATTTGCATCAGCATGATCAAAAACATTATAAAATGCTTCTACTATGCTAAGCGAAATTATACTTAAGTCTTTACCTCTAAAGAAATTCTTTTTAAAATATTGTTCTACCTCTATTGCATATGCGTCTTTTTGATTCTCAACTATACGCCATAAATTAAATATATTATCACTTTCAGAATCCACATGATCTTTACTGTAATTCCAATACTCTCTAAATTTAAGATCTTCAAAAAACAGCTTCTCTATAGATTCATTTGATATCCGTATAGTATGTTCTTCTACATTTACTAAAAATTCAATCAAACATGCAATTGTAACAACATGAATAGGCTGAAATAATTCAGGAGACAATGTATCCTTAAAAACAAAAGTTATTTGTTTTTGATAATTTTCTTTTTTATATTCATTCCTGATAGTAGCGATTTGTCTCAGCCAATCCGCTCTTTTCAAAGAGTTAAAATATATGTTCGTATTATCCATGTTTTGAAGAACATTATTCATATATACAACAATTTTTATCTGCTGAATATTATCAGTTTCTATTTAAAAAAGCAAAATAAATAATAGCAAAACAATCAACACACCAGCTATAACCTTGCTTATATGGTTTTTGCTGTGACGCACTTCATTCAGAGCCGCACCGATCAGCATAACAAAACCTAATATAGCTACAAATGTCAGCATACTGCAAATATAATCATTCTTTTGGAAGAAGCAAGCGTAACAGCTCCTCCAATCTCATGGCGGCACGCATTCGTTCTTCTTTACTATATTGTCCGTTTACATCGGTTACGATGTCGAGTAGGCGCAGGGCTTCTTGGAGTTTCATTTCGGTTCCTCCTTTCCTTCAAACAAACATAATCTTTTTTTCAGAAAACTTAGAGCCGCGATAAGCGACAAT